CCATGGTCTTGCCAATGATGTAGAGGATGATGAGGAACCCTTGGTCGTACTCCGCGCCGACGTCCTCGGCGTCCAGCATGCCCTGCTGGATCAGAACTTGGCGCAGCTGCGGCCACATGTCGGGGTTCTGCAACGCCGTCGTGGCGACCTGAACAAACATGTTGAGGCTTTGGGCGTCGATCTCACCAGCCGCCATGGCTTGCTGGACTTGCGCCTTGATCTGTTCAACCTGCTGCGGGTTCTGCTGCATGAACTGCTGCGCCTGCTGGTCGATGGCAGCGAAGTTAAGCGGACGGCCCTGACCGCCCTGCGGAGCGAGACCAACCACAGGAGCGCCGCCTTGCTGGGCGACGTTCATAGCCATGGGAGAAGCCATCGGGCGCTGTGGCATGCCGCCGGGGCCGACCATCCCGCCCTCAGCATAGGACTGCATGGGCATGTCGAGCATACGCGCCAGCGCGGGCGGCAGATCAAGCGACGCCGTCGACGGGCGGATGGGGGCGCCATCCTTGCCCACGTAGCCACCGGCCTCATAGGTCGGGACGCGCGAACGCTCGGCGTTGCGGCGGCTGATCTCCTCGCCGATCAGAAGCAGGTTACTGGAGTCGATCAGGTCGGAGCCCCCGCTCGGGGGAACCACGGCCGGAGTCGTGACCGGCAGGTCTACGACAGGCAGTACGGGTACCACAGGCTGAGCCGAACGACCTTCGCGCTCGCTACGTACTGGCATGGCCGCGCGAGGTGCAGGTTCTGGTGTGGTCCGGGTTACCGGCCGGTCTTGCGCCGTCGGCGCACCCTGCGGGGCGCTAAGCGCCGCGGCCGTGCGGTTCAGTCTGCTGCTTGGGTCGTTGGTATTAACACCACCGGGGTTGTAGCTACCGCCGCCGCCCTGTCCGGCCGGGGCAATACCCATAGCGTTACCAGCGCGAGACAACGCGCCGCCGCCTGAGAACGTGGCACCGGACCGGCCAGCACCACCGCCGTCGAACATGTCACGAAGGCCAGTGTATCCGCCGCGAGAGGGGGCTTTTGCCATACCGGGTATCCTTTCAGCGTCTCAACTGTGAGATCAGAGTATTCAATGCTGCCCTTAGTTGGGCCACGTCATTTGTCAGAGACTGCACGTCACGAACCAGCAACTGATAGTCGGACAAGGATGGCACCTGTGCACCACTGATTGTAAACCCCGATCCTACAGCAGATACTGCACGAATGGAAGGTTCTGGTGCACTGGTAATAGCGACCGACGACTTTAGCAATGCTCTGCTGGACAGGTCCTGTTCACCACGGGTGCCAATCAGAAGCTCGATGTTCTGCTTCATGGCGTTAAGGACACGAACTTGCCACTCCTCTATGCCAATCTGTGGTAGTGAGGGTATACCTGTAAACCGCGCCATTACGACCTCGCCAGTGACGCCGGTGTTTCGCCCAGATGAACTGCGCGAACCCGGACGGTGCCTGTAATCTGGAACTCGTAGGTGTCCGTCTTATAACCCGCCGGCAGTCTGAACACATCGCTCGACGCCCGCGTCGTCGTGAGCACCTCGGTCTTGTTCGCATACAGCGTGAAGGTGACCGGCTCTGTAACGGACCAAGTCACATCGGCATCTTCCCAGTCCACGTCGTACTGCCCCCAGATGGGGGACGGCGTCACGCCGGCGTAGTCACCGATCACGCGCGCAGCGCCGAGGTTAAACGGAACCTGCGATACGAACACCTTGGACTTCCACGCGTAGTCCGAGTTCGGCTGGGTCGGATCATCCCAGCGCACGATGTCACCGTTGGTGCCGGTGACGTAGTAAAGCGCCCCGTCAATAGGGTCGAACCACGCAGCGGTGAACGTCAGGTCGTAGTCAACGAAGTCGCCCGGGGCTTGCCCGTCTTGCGATCGGCGGTAGAAGAACGCACCCGTGCTGTGAGAGCCGAAGTACATGCTGTCGTAGAACGCGCCCACGATCGTGTTAGGGTCCAGTGCCTCGTTCCATGTGTCCGGGCTATGCGCCGGGGCCGTGGCGATCTGGACGCCACCAACAAACGATGCCAGCGCCAGCCCCTCATGGGTGGCGTACATTACACCGACGTCAGTCTGCACGATGCTGCGCTTGCTCAGGCACGGGTAGTTGGTTGAGTACCGCGTGGTCGACAGGACCGACGGATCAGACCCGGAGATCACATAAGGGAAGCCCTCAGTCATCACGAGCAGGTCGCTGCCAAGAGCGACCATGCCTACGATGTTGTACTCCAGCGAGATTTTGTACTTGTTAGGCCAAGCGTGGAACTCGCCCGGCTCAGAGAAGTAGACGTCGTTGCCTACGAACCCGGCCATGATGTTGTTCTGGATCACCGTGATCCCCTGCAGGTCGACCGGCGGCGGGTCGTACTCATTCGACACCAGTGTGTCGAGCAAGCTGCGGTAGTTGAAGTCGTCGGTGAAGTTGTACGAAGCATCGCCCCAGTAGCGAGCAGCGTCCCCCGGGGGGTTCTCTGCCACGTCGTAGTAGACTGTGCCCGTCGCAGCCGTGGTCGCCTGATCGGCGCCAGCTAGGGTGTAGGTAATCGTGAACCGATCTGGGACGCTGAGGACAACCCCGCCAGTGATGTCGAACCCAGCTTCGCTGCACCCGGACAACTTGAACCGATCGCCCTCGATGAACTTGTGGGGCTCCGCGAACTTAAGCGTGACGGTGTTTGTTGCTCGTGCCACAGAAGCGATGGCCTGCGGAAACCACAGTGTGGCCAAGCGGAAGTAATCTGCCTCAGCTGTCTGCGCAGTCGTGGCTAAGGTCCGGTAGAGCCGGATGCCACGGATGAAGTTGTCACCGGCTGGCGGAGCAGTCGGCAGACCAGAGACTGTGACGATCTGGCCTTCCTTGATGAAGATAGCAGCCGATGGCTCTGAACCGATCGACTCCTCGTCCCACGGCGTGTACCACGTGTAGAGGTAGTTGCGAGACTGGACCAACCCGCCAAGGTCTAGGCGACCATCGGTATTCGTGGTCAGCGCGATCTGCGCCCCGGGCGAGAAGTAGGTCAGCGTCGTGGAGTTGATGACCGTCGCCGTCGTGGTGACGTTAAGGTCACGGATGTCCCACCGGCAGTCACCAGATGTGGTGCCAGATACCGTGTCGGCCACGGTGAAGGTGTTAACCCCTGTGACCGTGACAGCGTAGGCGTTGGTTGTAGCGCCGCCGGAGGTAAACTCGATGTAGATGCGCGTCCCGTTGACCAGTCCGTGGTTGTTGATTGTCACCGTGATCGTGGTGCCAGTGCGCGAGTACGTCCCGGTGCGGTAGGCAAAGCCGGACACAGTGACCAGAGCGCCGTCTTTGACGTTGTGCGCGGTGCCAGTGACAAGCGTCACGTTCCCGCCGCCGTCGCGGGCGAAGCTCGCGGAGTTGACCGTGGTGAACGAGGTCGGCGTAGCCGTGGGGGTCGCTGTGGGCAGCGGCAGCCCCAGTTCGTAGTAGCCACCCGTGGCTGGGTAGGGGGCGAGACCAGCAGTGGCCAGTGCATAGGTGCTGACCTTGGGTGCACCGTCGCCGGTGTAGTAGAACCGCTGCTCGTTTAGCTCGTCTGCCGCGGGGGTAGCAATGTCGATCTCGCCCGCCCAAGTCAGCCACTTGAGTGCGCTCGTCGAGGGATCGCGTAGTGCGTAGAGTGTCCTGATCGTGCCAGTACGGCCAGCGGCCGCAGCCACCACCGGGACAGGGGTGGGAATAAGATCGCCGGAGTAGAGCTTTGCGTCGAGCGCAATCTGCGCCGCTGTCCCCGGAAGAAGCTCCGGGGAGATGCGCGGCAACGTCCCTTTGAACTCGGCGATCTTAGTCGTTGTCACTTCTTCGCAGCCTTCTTCATGCACTTGCCCATGGCGGTGCACTTCTTGGGGTTGGGGCAGCCCGGGCAGGGCTTGAACTTAGGCATCGGCGCTTTCATCTGCGGTACTCCGTTTGCGTTGCAGTTACCTTACATCAACCGAGCAGCTTAGCCAATGTCTTAGGGCCAGCTACGCCGTCGGCGGTAAGTCCGTTTGCGGCCTGCCACTTCTTGAGTGCGGCCTCAGTGCCGGGGCCGAAGTCGCCATCGGCTGCGAGACCCAACTTGGCCTGCATCCTCTTGACGTCCTCGCCCTTGGAGCCACGGCGCAGCGTGCCGCCCGAGGCGGCAGCGGCAGCCGGCGCAGCAGCTGTGATCTTGCCACCGAGAGCTGCCATGGCGCGGGTGTAGCGGGCCTGACGGTCGGCGAGGCCGATGTCGCCGCCGTTGATCTTCTTCGTCAGCGCCGGGACGCTGCCCGTGTCAGCGATGGGGTTGAGCTTGTTGGTGTTCCAGAACCACAGTGCCGATGCCAACGCACCTTCCTTGGTCTCCACCCACACGGCAGCTTCTTCGGCGGTCATGTCGTAGTCTTTGGCGAAGCGGGTGTAGTTGTCCCGCCCGGTCAGCTGTTTGAGCCCGCGGCCGCGGAAGCGCCATCCGTCGCCGGGCTGGGTGTTGCCCAGCTTGGAAGTGCGGAACTCATCCATGTAAACGTAGTTGGCGATCTTCTCGGGGTTCTTGGCATACTCGGCGGCGTTGCGCTTGCCGGGGCCAAAGTAGCGCGGGAAGACCTTATTCAGTGTCTCCTCACGGTAGTTCAGGTTCTCGCTCATGGCGTTGAAGTCCATCGACTCGTGAGCGCACTGGCTGATGAAGCCAGCGATGCGCTGGTCGGTGGTGATGTCGTACTTAGGCAGCGCCTTGTTCAGCTCCTCGCACCAAGCCTCGACCTCCTTGTTAGTGGGGATCATGGCACGCAGCTGGTCTACGGTAATCAGGCTCATTTCTTCTTACCCCTCTTGGTGATCGCACCAAGCACCGCATCCTGCGCCATGTCCTTGCCCATGCCACCGAGCAGGTCACCCACGTTGCCAGTGGCCGCGACCTTGATCGCGTTCTCCACCGGATCAGGCAGGTTCACCTTGTCCAGCACTGCGTCCACGGCCTTCTCTTTGAGCTTGCGGCCAACAAGCATACCTACGATGCGTCCGATCATTCGGTGTACTCCTGTGGGGCGGGCGGTTCATCATTGCCACCCTTGTTGCGGTTGTTGCCTGCGGCCATCACGCCGCCCAAAGCACCCACGATGAACGAGGCGATGGGGGTCAGCAGCTCGAAGAACTTGCGGTCGTTCTCGCTGGAGTCGCCGAGCGGCTGGGTCACGAAGATCAGGCTGTAGAGGATGGAGAAGATCACCCCACCGAGGATCACGGTCAGCGCCACGCCAATGAAGTAGCGCAGCTTGGCTTCCATCACATCTGGATCGTTGTTGCTCATTGCGAAGCTCCTGTCAGGTCAGTGGCGCACATGCCGGTGCGCAGGCAGATCGGGGGAGTGCACTCCAGTGCAGTCCAGTTCACGGGGTCTTGGCAGGGGTAGCGATAGAACCCGTCACCAGACAGGTAGAAGACCGCCCCCAAGGCGGCAATGAAGCCTAGCCAGACGAAGTTCTCAAATTTCATCATTGCATCGGGTTCCTTATGAGGTCGTCCATGGCTTTCCACAGGTCCTCGATCTCAGCGTCATACTTCTCCAGCTTGCCAGCGAGGCCGCTGCTGACGCTGTCAGACTTCTCTACCATGGAACGTAGGTCCATCAACTCTTTCTGTTGCTCAAGGATCGTCCCCATCTGGGTCGAGATTGCCGACAGCTTCGGTGCAAGGCCCCGGACGTCGTTGTCCTGTATGGCCTGCTCCAGAGTTTGCACCCGGCTCTCAACGCCCAAGACGCCATCCACGCTCTCCTCGACAGCCCAGAAACGGTTGACGGTATCGTAGCCCACATAGATCGTGCCGCTCAAGCCAGACAAGACAGGAAGGGCTGCGGCAAGCCACCAGCCCTTGATGTCGAAGCCTGCGATTCTCAGGCCGTTGGTTTCAGTTTCCTCGCTCACGAGCCGTAGCCCGCAGCGTAGACATCAGACAGCGTAACCGTGTCAGCCCCGAGCAGCCCCTGCAGGCCGATGCTGTAGACTTGGCCCATGCTCACGTTGATGATGTCAGCCGTGGCGCTGTAGGCCACCGTCGCGCCATACAAGCTGGCCCCGGTGTTGGCCGCGTAGTTGTCCACCGAGCTGGTCATGCTGGCATTGCGCGAAGCAGCCAAGAAGGCACCCGCGTCACGGGCGTAGGTCTGCACAGCGCCAAGGGCCGAGTTGTAGTTGCTCACGTCGGCTGCGGTGATGGTCATGTCGTTATTGGTCAGGACGGCCTGCACGGCCATCTGCTGCTGCACCGTGTCAGCGTTAGCGGCCATGTTAGCAACGGCCTGCACTTCCATCAGAACCGCAGTTGCGGCAACGAGGTTATCCACAGCTGAATCGAGATTGACCATCGCCTGTTCGTGCCGATCCTGAAACAGGATTTCGGCGTTGTAGTATGTCGCGTCGATCACCCCCTGAATGTCAGAGTTGTAGTCAAGCCGCATCTGCTCAGTGATGGTCGCCGTCTGCATGACGCCGGGGTCGATGATGCTGCCATCGGCTGCGTAGTAGGTCGCGCCAGCCGTCAGGCTCTGAGCCGCCGACAACTGGTTAAGGATTGTCTGGGCTGACCCCTGCAGGTTCGTCATCGTTGGCTCGGCGTGAGCGGCGGAAGCGCTCAGACAGAGTAGGGCCAGTACTTTCTTGAGGTACGACATCGGGCAGTTCCTCTCCAATGCGAAGGAATGTGTCCCAGAAGGACCGATCTTGGGCGTACCCTACCACATATGTGGTGGGGTTGTCACGCATAGCCATATAGCCTTCTCGACCCACCAAGAGCTTGCCTGTCTCGATGCTGTAGATCGGGCAGGGCGTCGAGGCCAAGGCCATGGCTTTATAGACGTTTGCGTTGTCGCACATGACCGAGATGCCACTGACCTGCAGGCCCAGCCCGCCAGCCTCTTGCGGTGTGCCAAGCAGCCTCGCATCCTTACGACGGTTGCACTCGGGGTCTTGCTCCATGCTCCCCTCGGCTCGACCAAAGACGCTGATCTGGAACGCCTGCTGCTTCGGTATCAGGCAGGAGTCATTGCCACCGCCGCCCATGACTGTCGGCGCGGCAGCTGTCGGCACCGGCGTGGAGAACGGCGCAGAGCCGGAACCATTGTAGTTCCGCGTCTCATTGGTGGAGACGTTGCCGCTGTCGATGGTGGAGTTGGTGTTGCCACTGTTGGTGTTTAGATCACCGCTGACTTGGGTGGCAGCGGGCAGGGCCATCAGTAGATAGAGCAGAGCGCCCCAAGCACATCCCGCGTGTCGCCGGAGCATAGCAGTTCGTTGGCTGCATCGCCATGCGCCATGTAATACAGGGTCTCTGCGTTCTGTCGTATCTCGCACTGGCGGTCACCTTTCGGGCAGGCCGTCGTGTAGGCCACGGACGATACAGTAACAGGGCCGCAGCCAGCGACCAAGAGGACAAGGATCAGTCTCATCGGCTAAGGCTCCGCATCAGTTCGTCGATCTTCTTGTCGAGGTTGTCCAGACGCGAGATAACCCGGTTCATGTCGGCGTGCATGTCGGCCCGCGTAACGTAGTCACGAGCCACTTCCTCGCGTGTGCGGTTCAGCAGGATTTGCAGTCGCTTTACTTCCTCGACGTGGTTTTTCAGCACCCAGCCGATCAGGCCGAGTGCGCCGCTGAGAACGAAGTTCCAGAGCATCTCGGGGGTCATTGGGAAACTCCAACGTGGGCGACGCGGTGCTGGGTGGCTCCAGTCACGCAGCGTATGCGGTCTGTGTGCGGAGCAAAATAGTCCGCGACTTTTGCTGTATAGTAGGTCACGTCGATCTTTGCGACGCCCCAGACATGCGTGGTCAGAATGTGCCAGTCGGGGCCGTACTTCGTGATCGCTTCCGTGACCGTCTTGCCGTTCACACTGTATGCGCGTCCACGGCAGCGGCAGCGCGTCGTGTTGCCCCCGCAGACGTACAGAGTGCCGCCGTCCCTGACCCGTGCAGCTAGGTCGTCGATGAACTTCTGTTTCTGGTCTTGCGGGACACAGGCAAATACGGACCCGTGGGCGTAGACGTAGTCGAATTGGCCGTTTGGCAGGTGAGGCAGCCAATGTAGGTCAGGATGTGCCGCGCGAGCCGCGCCGTGCGTGTCGTGCAATGTCAGGTCGAGGCGGTCGCCTATCGCGGCTTCCATGTCGCCATTACCGCAGCCGACTGACAGGGCTGTTTTACCATCCTCCGCATGGCGCAGGATGGTATCAACGCCAGTCTGGACATAGGCATCATAGGACGGCCCCACCATGTACTGGTAGAGACCGTCCTTGAAGATGTCCGTGTAGGTCGTCACGCCTCTGCACCAAACAGTGCGGCGATCCGCGCTGCGGCCTCGTCGCCGTAGATGGTCGTCATGACAGCCACCAGTACAGGGTCAGCGTCCGAGAGGCTGGCGGCAATCTGCCAGTCCTCCTGCGTCTCCTCGTCGGCCATAGCGAGCTGTGCCTTAAAGGTGTCCCACAGGGAACCGCCGTCGTGGTCGGTTGCCCGCATGGCGCGCACCAGTTCGAGCTTCGACATCGTGGTCGCGGCTGCACCAGCGGGGCCAGTCAAGCTGACTTGCACTTCACCGCCAGTGCCGACGGCGACCGGGGCGACGGAGAGGGTCTGCTCAACCCAGTTGCGGACAGGGGAGTACATTGCGGCGATCATTTCGACCGTCTCGCCTTCCCACGGCATCCGCGCCCCGACGAGCATGGTGCCATGCTCCGGCGAGGTGTATAGGATGTCCATCGCCTTCGCCTCTGGATCGACGCGGGTGATTTCGTAGGTGATCGTTGTCATGTGATTGGTCCCAATCTAGTGCCAAAGGCAGTCCAAGAGATGTTTGCGTTGCCTGATACCGCAGAGCCTGCGCCGCCGCCGCTGGCGGTACCCCAGTCACCGCCGTTGCCGCCGCCGCCGCCAGTGGAGCTGCCGCTGCCGGGGCAAGTACAGGTAACGATGCCGCCGACACCGCCGCCACCAGCCCCTCCGCTGGTCCCCGCTCCACCAGCGGCAGGAGACTGAGCGTTAGAACAACCAGTGCCACTGCCACCAGTACCAGCTGCGCCGCCAGACGAGTTGAAAGACACGTTTGACCGACCACCACCACCGCCGCCGCCGCCAGCGGTAGCGCCGCCAGAAAAGTCTTCGCTCATTCTACAAGACGTGTAGACGGTTTGTGCGCCGTAGCCGCCGCCACTACCGCCGCCGCCGCCTCCAGCGATTGTTCCGTTGTTCTGGATGGTTACGCCAACAGATACCCCAAGAGCAAGCCCACCCGCTGTACCTGTTCCGTAGGGGAACTGTCCCCCGCCCCCATTACCGCCGCGTCCAACTATAGCGCCGTTATTGATGAGCGTAACGCCGCCGGGGAAGGAGCCGTTGATTGTGAGGGCTGCGGTGGAGTTTGCCTGAACGGAGCCGCTGATCCAGACGCCAGAGTTGATAGTTGCCTGAACCGGGGCTGTCCCGTTCCAGCCTGCGTTGACGGCCAGAGTGCGAAGGTTGGCGTCGATCTGGTTGGACGAGATCGTGAAGGCAAACACCGCCGGAGCATACCCCCCGCCGACGAACATCTGAGCGATGCCGGACATTAGCTTATGTTCCCCGTGAGAACAGCGACTGTGCCGCTAATGAACAAGACGTTTGCAACCCCGCGAGTGACAAGGGTCACGGATGACACATCTGTGTTAGCACCCGCAATATATGCCGTGGTGATGGAGCAGGTAATGGTGATGCTTCCCGTAGTGTTGTTAAAAATACTCACGGCGTCACCCTCGGAGAAGACGGCGTCAGGAACGGTCACGCTCCCACCACTTCCGACCTGAACGTACTTCCCCACATCGCCAACCTGCAGGGTGTAGCTTGTAGTTTTGGTGCCGACAGGAGGAAGGTTGCGGAACCCAACGGGATTTGACCCATCAACCGTTCCGTCATATCCCGGCGAGTCGATCCCCGTGGTTCCGTCGATGACAACTGACATGGCTTAGACCTCTTTGGTTGGGGGCGGCTCAGGTGCTACCACAAGCGCGCCGTCAGCGGTCCAGAGCCAGCGATCACGGCTATCGCGCGAGGGCAATTCGCTGTTGTCAACAATGCGCCACGGCTTGCCGCTCGGCACGTCCTTTGCTGCGACGGCTTCGATCTGATCTGCAAACTCAGGGGCCGGGATGATGACAGCTACGCCGCCGTTGTCATTGGGGAAAATGATGACCTGCATAGTGTGCCCTTTCAGCGGAAGATGGCTATTTCGTAGCGAAGAGAGTCAAAACGATTCCCGCTGTAAGTCTCGGATGAAACTCTAACCGAACCTGTTGCCGCAGAGAGAACTTCTGTGTTGTTAGTTGCCGCCCCACCAGCAGCGCTATCGTAGTCGACGTTCCTGATGACAGCATAGTTCGCGTCCTGCATCGCCGTAGTGAAGTTGACCGTGTAGTCACCGACGCCATTGTCCGTGATGGACGACACATTGCCAGATGCCCGGATGGCTGGTGTTCCGTTGCCGTTGAAGTTTACCCACGCACGGCAGGCAAACATTGGGGCGGAACCAGAGGCATTGAGAGCGCCAGTGATGCGTGCAGCAGCTACGTCACCCGTAAGCTGACCCGCAGGGAGCGATGTCAAAGACGCACCGCTGCCACTCAACCCATTCGGGAAATCAGGCGCGCCAGTGCCAGCAGCGTCGGTGACCGAGTTTGCGCGTACTGTGGACATCAAACGGTCTCCTTATTTCCAAGCCAAGAAACGACCACGCCAATTAGCATAGCCAATTTCATACCAAGCAGTGTTGACTGTCCCGGTAGTTTTATGCCTAAGAACTAGGTAATAAGTCCCGACATAAATATTGGTAGTGTCTGCGGATATCTGAAAGCCGAATCCGCTATTAACGTCAAAGGCTACAGGGTAGTAGTAAAGAACGTCATTTACAGAAAATCCGTATTCGGAAGTGACACAACGCAGGTTTAGTTGGACCCGTGAAGGAACAACACCAAGGCCATGAGCAAACGTCCACCGACCATCACGCGACAAAATAGTTTCGGCCGAGGTAAAGCCGGGAGACATGGCTTGCGCGATAATAGCCTCAGCCACTCGCAACGGTGTCATCAGCTTCGTATTGTCGGCGCCAGCCTGAGCCTGAGCCTGAGACGCAAAGTCCGCAGTGCCAACCAGCGTAGTGGCGGCATCCGGCAGCGTGATCGTGCGGTTCGAGTTCGTATTCGGGCTTTCGAGGATGATCGTCCCGGTCCCCGAAGTGTTCCCTTTGACTGTCAGGTTAGACATGTGTGGCCCCTATCAAACGATTGTCCAGACTTCACCAGTTCCGACGGTCACGGTAACGCCTGAGTTGATGGTGATCGGCCCTGCCGAAAGAGCATTTTTTCCGTTAGTAATGGTGTAGTTTGACGTGACAGTCTGGCCGTTCTCGAAGAACACTTCATCAGAGCCACCACCCGTAGCACCGCCGCCAACCGATCCCCAAGCCGTTCCGTTATGGCCCTCGAACTTACCAATGGTAGTGTTGAAGCGGAAGTAGCCAGCGTTGGGGGTACCATCGCGTTCGCCCGTGGTGCCGGACGGAATGTCCGCCGACCCAGTCGCAGAAGTCTGAGGAACAGCGTCACCCGGCTGGAGCGCACTGTCAGCTGTACTGCCCTGCGCCGCAGTGGCGTAGGCCGTGCTGTCTGTTATGGCTGCGGAGCCGAGCCCCAAAGTAGTACGCGCAGCCGACGCATCCGCGTCGTCGATGAGGGACGCCCCAAACGTGGAGATGGTCGAGGTCTCGACCTTGTCGCTGTTCAGGTTGTTGAAGTTGGCATCGACCTCCGCGTTGGTTAGCGGGGCGCCTTTACCTGCGCGTGTTACGATGGTTGCCACGGTTCACCTCATGCTGCCGACAGAGTCACGGTCCACGTGATCTGCAGAGTGTCGCCCGACTGCTTATTGACCACCGGGAACACAGTGCGGCAGAGCATCGTGCCGCTCGTAGAGGCGTTGAAGATGCCGGCCTCCGTCACTGCGCCGGTGGCCTCGCCGGGGTCGAACGTCGTCGTGTAGATGATGCTCTCGTTGTTGGACCCGCTCTGCGTGGAACCACCGAGTGCTTTGCGTGAGCCGAGCAGCGAGCCGAGGTTGGTATCGCCTGCGGCAGCCGCGGTCGTTCCGGCCCCGAGCCCCATGTGGCTCATGACGCCAAGCCCCGTACCCAACATACGGGTCGTGATGTACGCGAGCCCGGCGTTGACGATCAGGTTCTTGATCTCGCGCTGGTCCTTGACCGCGCCATCCGGCCCGGTGAGGACGATGGTCAGGCGTCCGGAGAGGCCGAGTCTTTCTTTCGAGTTCATCTAGTGTCTCCTTAGAAGTTTCGGACTTCGCCGACGTAGTCCTCTGCAAAGTAGTCAGGACTGCAGTAGTCTTGCATCCGGATAGAGCCGCTGTCAGCAGCGGTGGCTGCGTCTATAATACTCAGAATCCGCGTGAACACAATATTGTCCACCATCGACACCCCGTCGGTGGGGGCGAGCGTCATGTCCAGCGCGAAGTCCGCGTCGGTAGCAGCGATGGTCTCCGCTTGCGGCTTGGTAAATGCCAACTGGAACGATACGATCGTGTACCCCGGTGTCGTGTAGTCCTCTGCGAAGTACGGACCTTCTTCGACCTTCGGATTGTCGAACAGTCCCTTGCCGATCTGGAACGGTGACAGTGCGTCAGCCGCCTCTACGCCGTCTGGGAGCCGCTTGTTGGGCACCACATCCGGAAAGTCCGCCGCCGTGTACTGGTCAGCAAACGGCTTTGTCATGGACAGTTCTGTGTCCGACGCGATCGTTACCCGGTCCGTGCGTGTCAAAAATTTGACAAACACGCCGAGCACATAGTTGTAGACGATGTACGGGACCTGAACCGCAGCAGACATGACAGGTACCGCGGCCGCAGCCCGAACCTGTACCGCTGAGATCGCCGCGCGGATGCGCGGTATGGTCTCGTTTATCTTCACTCGAAGTCGTCTCTGATCCGGAACTGCAGCGGGTCGTACACAGTCTGGCGCACGCCGGTCTGCAAGAGCACCTCGACCTCGCCCTCATAGTACCCCGCCGGGCGATCGAGATCGCCTGCCTGCCACACGATAATAGCCACGCCCTGCGCCGCCGTTGGCGACGGGATCGTCAGCACACGAGAGAACAGCGTGTCGCCCCCGACTGCGCGGAAGTGCAGCGTCGCCGTGGCGCCGGACAAGTTGATCGCGGCACCCGTGGACTCGTCTGTCAGCGTGAGGCTGACCTGCGGGCCGGTGTCGTTGCGGACCAGCTTGATCCGGGTGTCAGAGATGCGTGGGTCCAATGTTTCCTCCTACGCGAACTTGGGGCCGCGGACGACGAGCGCAGAGCGGAACGCGCCGAGGTTGGTCTTGGCCCGCGCCGATGTGACGGCGAACAGAAACTGCTTTGCGTGATAGGCAGCAAGTTCCCGATCGGTCCAGTCCACGTTCGGCAGCACCAGCAGATGCTGCAATGCGCCGTGCAGGATGGCGTCCTCGAACTCGTCGAAGACAGCCTGATCCATATCGGACGAGCTGCGGGTCGGCTTGAGCGCGAACGTCATCGACAGCGTGTAGGTACGCTCTGCGTCGGGCATCGGGAAGACACGGTACCGGTTGGCGCCCACTTGCGCGATCATGCGTGGCTCGGAGCCAAGCTCGGCGATCTCCGCTGGCACTGTGGTGGTGGCCGGCCACTCCGTAATCATCGCGGCTGCAGCGTCGTAGGACAAGACCTGCGCGGGGGTTCCGTTGATGTCAGTCCGCACCACAGCCTGCACCATCGTGTCGGGCGGGGCCGCGAAATCATACTCAGCCCGCCCGGGCGTCAGCGTGATGGGTGGGGCGGTGTACCGCCACGCCAAGGTGCGCTCGCAGACCCGGATGGCCGAGTCGCGGATGTAGTCCACGACCACCGGGTAGGCGCAAGAGGGTACGCTGGCCGAGACTTTGGCGCTGAGCGTGGAGAAGGCACGCGTTTCCATCAGGCACCTCTGCTTTGCGTGGGCATCGTTTCTTTGTCGGTGACGACGCGCGCCTGCAGGTCAACACCAAGCGACTGGCTGAACGAGTCCATGAACAGCTTGGCGCGACCGGAGTCGACGTTCTCGTCGTCGATCGACGAGGCGAGGAACACCACACCGTCCACCAGTTGTGGCAGGTAGCCGTCGGACGGAGCGTCCATCACCTCGTCTAGGGCGTAGTCCCCCGGCACCGCGACGTACTCCAGCATGACCGTCGTGTTGGGCAGCGGCTTGGGGTACACGAAGAACTTGGTCGGGTTGCGCTCGTGGCGCATGAAGTTGAGGGGCGTGCCCGCCGGATCAGAGACCCACTGCGGATACGCACGCTGGAACATCGGCCGCTCGACCTCCGTGACGGAGTTGCGCCCCACGACGTAGTAGATGTCCACCAGTCGGTGAGCGTCGGCCGGGAGTTCCTGCATGACATCATTCGCCGTCAGCGCGACTGTGGTCATCTTGTTGAACAGATCAGGGCGCATGCCGAGCATGCGCTTGACGGTCTGGTTCACGTAGCCCAGCAGGTCGGCGTCGCTGTAACGCAGGGGGGCCCGCGTGTCCTGCAGCAACTTCCGCGCTTCAACGATGATGTCCGCTGGTGTCATTCAGGCAAGTCCCTTGAGGCGTCGGCCGACAGTTCCGGCGAAGTATACACGGGTTGCTCAGGGATGTCATCCGTGGCGAGGTCGAGTTTCTTCACCCGCCGCTTGGCCTTCTCCACCACCGCCGTGGCGAAGCGCTCCGGGTACGCTTCTTCCTCGGTCACTTCCTCGCACTTCGGGTGCCGAGCGAGTGTTTCGTTCCACTCGTAGATGAAGCCGTCGACTTTGTTCCGCAGGTATCTCATTTCTTCTTCCCCTTCTTGGTGACACCCTTGACGGTGCCCTTGTTCTCGGATGCGTAGAACACCCGCTCGCCTTGCTCTTTCCCGTACTGCTTCTGCATGGCAGCCTTGATCTTCTTGCCCTTGGCGTTCAGCGGCATGTTACGTCCTCTTACCCGATGGTTTGACCGGCCACGACTTGCGCGCAGGGCCCGTCTTCTTGGTCGCCATGGTGCGCTTTTCTGTCGCGCTCATCTTTGCAGCAGCAGCGGCGGGACGACAAGCCGGGTAGGCACGCGAGGACTTCTCAGACCCGGAGCGACCGCACTCCTTGCCAGTCTTGACGTCGACCCACTTCTCACCAAACCACTTGCCGAGCCCACCCTTGCTCATTTCTTCACCCGATTGTCCGGGCCGCTCCACCCACCGCCGCGCTTCTTGTACTCCTTGGCAGCCCACGCGTTGGCGTAGGCAGAGGGGTACACGTCGAACTTGGTCTTAGCCGCGGCTTTGACCTTGGACCAGAGTGCGGGGTTGGTTGGTTTGGGGCTCGCCATGTCAGCAGTTCCACGCGCGCAGTGACTTGTTGATCCGGCTGTTCGGGTCGTTGGCCGTCTTCTTCGACGTCAGCTTTTTCTTCATGCCCTCCATCCGGGCGCAGAAGCTGTCCCGGCGGGGACCGCCCTCAGGCTGCGGGGCCTTGAGTCCCGGCTTGCCGGGGTTGGCCTTGTTGTAGCTGGCCCGACCCTTGGCGTTGAGCCCGCCGGATTCACTCTTGCCTTCCTTGCGGGTCCACGCTGGAGTCTTGGCCATTATGCGATCCTCTCAGACACGATGATTGCCGAAGGAGTTACCGGAGCAATAGCGCCGGCCACAGTGTGGTCGAGCGTTACAGCTACGTTTTCTGGCAGCCACAACACCTGCACGTACTGCCCGGCGGTGACCGTCACATAGAAAACGATCTGGAAATAAGCCGCGCCGCCGTCTCCCGCCTTCGGTACAGTGATTCGGGTGGCAGACCGTGCGATGTTCGTGCCGTCCAGCGCGAACCAGATCGTGGCGTCGTGATCGTTGGTGTCGGAGTTCGCCAGCTGCAGACTGGGCGCAACCATGTAGGTTCCGGCCGCGGCAAAGGTCAGGCGAGTCAAGTTGGTACCATCGGTGACCATGGTGATGCCGGCGCCCACAACCTCGGTCGTACCGAACTTGACTGCTGTGGCAGCAGACACACTGCCGGTCTGGTCTGTCACGTCCGAGAAGCAGGCAAAGGCCCGGCCAGTGATCGTGGTGAAAGGCACCTTACCGCTGAGCACGTCGATGTTGGTGACGTTCACCTCACCCGTACCCTTGGGCGTGATGTTGATATTGATGTTGGTGTCGGTCCCGTCTGCCGAGATCGTGTTCTCGGTGATCGTGAGACCAGTCTCGGCGTCGCCGGTAGACAGCGTGTCGGACTCAATGAGAATGATGCCAGTGAAGCTGCCGGGGAACGATGCCCCCGTGATCGTGCCGCCGGTGATCTCCACGTTGTCGATGACGACGGCGCCGCTGCCGTCCGGGGACAGGATCAAGTCGCCGTTGGTGTTCGTCGTGCTGATGGTGTTCCCGTCGATGCGGATGTTGTCGACCTCGATGTTGGTCGTGCCGACCTTGAG